TTAGATGGTATCTATAAACAGCGGTGGAGACTGGGCATATCGGCCAACTTGGCGGACTGCTAAGGTGAACAGCGCGCTTCCTGGAATTCCTAATGCGGTAGGATCGATGGTCACATTCGGTTCGAAAACCGCCCACTCGTCAACTATGATCCCATTGAAAAGTAGTGAAAGCAGATATTTTTCCTGTCCTTCGACCATCAATTGATCGACCCCGCCAACCCAACCACCATCCACTCTTGATTGCCGAGCCCAGCGGAACATCACGGCGCCGTTCAGCAACTTGGTGGCCACTCCATGAACTGGCGCCAAGGGCGTAATTGATATAGCGTTGATGGTCACGGCACCGGTCACAGGAATAGCATCGCCCAGACCGAGCGCTTCAAACGATGCTATGTCGCCTACCAAAAAATTGCCGCCGTCAATCAAACGCGCGGTTTCGGGCTCAATCATCACAAATGGCGCTCCAACTGGATGGGCAGCAACCGGTGATTTAAAGCAACCCCGCAGCAGTCGAGATAATCGATAAATACCGTTACCCAGATGCTGACATTCGCCACAGCGGACGAACTCACCATCTAGCCAAAAATAAGGCGCATCACCATCCAGCGGCGATCCCATGCGATTTGGAATTTCCATCGCATCGTTGAGCAACTGGACAAGCAAACCTGCATTTTCGTCGATCAGATGCGCGTTATGCGGGGATAACGGATCAAGCTGGGTCCCCATTATCGCGGGCAACGCGGTTGTCCCGATCTCGACCAGTGAGTCGCCCAGTCGGCGCGAGAGGGCCGCCCTTCGCCAGCCAACCCCGGTTCCGGCCGCATAAATAGCGACGACGGGCTTGCCCGGGTCATCAAAACCTATCACCGGCATTTCGATCACAGCTATCCTTGTCTCACCAACAGTCACATCGGGAGCGGGGAGGCTGCGGCCCGGTGTTGCCGGTTGACCTGAAATGGCGCCATAATCCGTGGCTATCCGGGCCAGAATCCCGATGGAGCCGAGCCTATGTTCCAATTGCTCTATCTGCCATTTCTGTCCGGTATCGTCCAAAAATGTGTCGCCCGGAAAGAACCGCAAGCCTGTGCTGGCAATCTGAGCACGCCATTTTAACCTCCCCCTCTGCAACTCAAATAAATGCTGGTCAGCGACATGTTTTGCGGTGGCGGCATCAAGCACGGCAGGGAGATCGATTTGCTGCACATTATAGGAAAACTGGCCGCGTTCGCTTCGTTGCAAACTCGTCTGGAAATCGCGACTGCGGTCATAATAGCGCAGCGACAGCGCGTAAGGAAACGCACCGGAGTGCTCAAGCGTGCGACGCGGCGGATCATATATCTCCCGACTTTCCATCGTAACCGGCGTAATTTCTGGATTATTTTGCGCGTTGAAAGATGGGTCTCTGATAACCAGCTCGCCGCCGCGAACGCCTAACCCGACCGGCAGCACGTCAAGCAACGGCGACACGGCCTCACTTGCCGATACGCCTCCAAGCGCAAAACCGGAAAGAGTGTGCGCGCTCGTTCCCTTCACATTACCATTTGAAGCTGCCGCGAATATATCTATCACCGGAACAGGCTCGCCTCTTTCGAACAGCTCGAAAGTGAGCGACGGAATGCGGTTTCCAAAATCAGCGAGTTGCAAATCTTCGAATACCGCGCAGGCGATGCCGCGATAGGCCGGGCACTGACCAGCCTGCTCTGCCGAAGCCATCAAAGGGTCAAGCAGCTGGTCTTCATACCCCGTGTAAATGCGCAGCTGTGTGTCGACCTTCAGGTCGCCGGCACTACCGCGCAGCAAGTTGCCATCGGCCCAGATACGGCCGATATGCGAAATCGGCCTGCTCGATAGCGCAACCGCCAGGCTCACTGAATAGCTGTAGTTTACGGTGGATGGGCGGCCCTTGCCGCCGCCACTCTTGGTGCGTCTTTCAACAAGGTCCGTTGCCCAGATAACCGTTCCGGCGACGCGCATCGCGCCAAAAATAGCGGGAATTTGACTTCCATAACTTGAAGTCTGGACGGCCAGTTCTTTCAGCCGCGCGCCTTCGCGTGGTTTGGGCGCGAAGATGGCAGCATCGACCTGTTGGCCTATTATCGAACCGATGGCTCCGCCAATAGGCCCGCCAATTGCCGAACCGACAGCGGTAAGTACCAACGTAGCCATCTTAATCTCCGGTATAACGCCAGTGCCCGATAACTGGCCAAGGCAATGGTAATGGGGTCAGCACGACGCGGCGCAGCCCGGCATGGGCGTGAACAAAACCACTCGGCGTAAAAATTGCAAAATGCAGTTGCCGAGGTGCGGTTTGACACAGCAGAATGTCGCCAGGTTGCACCCGATGGTCGGCTATTGTGCTGAAGCAATCACGATCAAAAAAAGCCAGAATTCGGGTCTGGTAATCGCCGCGCAACGTGTAATCGCCGGGTATATGAAATGAGCAGCATTGCGGCGCCAGCGCGGCAGCGACCACGCCGACACAATCCAGCCCAGCGTCAACGCAGCGCCCGCCTGTCTTGAATCGGGTCCCCACAACCCCGACAGCCCGGTCCGCAATTTCGGCGCCGACATCAGCTGCCACCGGGATAGCGCGTCAGAAGATCATTTCCCGGCAGATAAGGCTCTCCACGAAAGTTGATCGCGTTTCCAAATCGGCTTGCACAGGTGGAAATCTGCTTGTCGCAACCCTCGGTCAGCTCGATGCGAGTACCGGGCAGGATTGGCTGGTCGGGCAAGCTTGCGATCCTGATGCTGCTGGCATCGCTTGATAAAATATCGAAGGAGAGGCCGCAATTCTTACCGTCCAGAATACGGACAGAGCCATAAGCGAATCCGTTTGCAATCAGGCCTGGCGGCAAGTTTAAATCCAGCCGGTTGCCATCGACCCCGCCTATCGTCCCAACATGTCGGAAGCGCAGGCGATTTAGTCCACAAGCTGAGTCACAAAAACGGGCCCGGCAGGACGGCGAAGTTTGCGGGACCACAGAGCGCTCAAGTGCCTGCTTCAGCCCAAGAAACTCGGCTTCAAAGGCATCTCCTGATAGCGACACCGCGCCCAACGTTCCATTTGCCAGCAGCCTTCGGCCAGCGTCGGGTTTGCTCCAATCGAACAGGAAAATTTCGAGATAGGCCGAATCCCAGCGTCCAGCGACCAAGTCATCGGCGCGTATCGCATCGGAAGTCAAAGCGCCGCTGACATCCAACCCATCATTTTCAAGCCCCAAGCTTTCAACGATGGTCGTAGGCTTCATGCCCGGGCTTGCGCGTAACAACAGGCCGTCATGCAGAATATCCACGTCATGCGAGGTGAAACCGAGCGTAACCCCGTCATCCCGTTCCAGCCGCCAACCATAAGCAGCTGAGGTGACCGGACCGTCAAGCCAGACATCCGTCATGCTGCTTCCCTGATTTCGATGAGCGGCACGCTTGGCATTGCGCCTGCTCCAAAGGTTGCGCGGCTGACTTCTATCCGGTCGCTGGCAAACCGAACGGGCACGTCGAAATAGAAACCCGCGGTTACAACCGCGCCCGCCGTTGGAGCATATTCAAATTCGATTATGCCATTATCAGTCAAGGACCAGCCGGTCGACGCAATGCCATTCACAGCCACCGCGATCGTTCCTGTTCTTGGACGACTGATCACTCGCACTTGCGCGTCATCGCCATAATTTTTCACAAGAGCAAAACGGGTTCGCAATCCATCGCCGACACCCAAATGCTGGTCGACCATATTTGGGCTGCCAGTCATTCCATTTGAGCTAAAGTCGAAGGGATCGGCAAACCGAAATCCAATCGCAGGCCCACGCCGCGCGCGGAAAAAATCGATTAGCACGCCCAGCTCGGCCTCGGACCGCACGCCTGGCCCGACATCATAGCTCAACCGCGCATCGGCCCAGCTGCTGTTGCGCCTTTCATGGCCACTCATCGTAGTCACGACATTGGTGGAAAATTCGGCAACGACTTCAGCCTCGCGACCGATTTCGAGCGGAAAGATCACATCGTCAAAAGCCTGCACCTCGCCTTCCTCCTGTCCTATCATGAAATGGGTAAAACCATCGCGAGCTATTTGCGGCAACGCCCAGACATAGGTTTGTGCCGTTCCGCGCGCTTTGCTTTGCGCCGCCGCAAATTCGATTTCGTGCCATTGCGCTTTGTCTTCGGGACGCAGGACAAAACCGCTGAAATAATGCTGTTCGGTGACCGGATATCCCAATCGCTGTTCCATCATCGGCACCGCCCGTTTGGTGGCGCCGTGATTACCGCTCGACACCCAGTCATAATCTTCCAGTTGCAATATATCGAAGGCAGGTGCCGCCCATCCAAGCGGCACATTTGCCCGTTTCGCTTCGGGTGCTAGCGGGTCGAGCACCGTCGGCAGGTAGACCAGCAGCAGCGTCTCAGCGCCTGCAACACCTGCTTCATCGATAGCCGCCGCAAAAATCGAAGCTGTAGAGGCCGCAAGCAATTCACCCGCCTCGTCCAGCATCGCATTTTGCGCGGCCGTTTTCGGCCCTCTTATGTCCGGAATGCTCACCGACTGTGTGCCAAGTGCAGCAGTCGCGGCAGCATCGTACAGGCATATCCGCCCATCAGGTGTAATCCACCACCAAGGCTCGCCAATCTGGAACTTGACCGGTAGGCCAGTCTCTTTCTGGATGTACACAAAGGCCCGCGCAACCGCCTGCAAATAGCCGATTGCGCCGGAATGTGCGGGCGATAGCAATGTCGACGGCGGCACCCAGCCGGTCAGCGCTGGGTCCCCATTTTCCGCACGCTGCTTCCAGTCGTTCCAGCAATGGGCGTCGAACAATTCGTAACTCAGCGAAAATATCATGTCGAAGCCCAGCAATTTTGCCTGCGCGGCAAAATTGCGATGCCATTCGCGGCAAGGCGTGTTGAGCGCGCCGCCAGCTAGGCTTACATAATGGCCATTGCCTAACGGTTCGAGCCGGAAATAATGGCTCATCCCGACATAATGGTTGATGATGTCACGATAGCCAAGCGCATGGATCTGCCGGATCAGGCGCTCGGGCGTCTGGTTGTAGGCGTCGTCATAACCCGTCGCCATTTTGAGGTCATGTTCGGGCAACATCACGTCGCCAGCGTCGAGCATCACGCCCGCGCCATCACAGCGAATTTCGCTGAGTTCGACCCAAGCTTCTGCGGGTGCCGCGAGGTTGCCGGGCGTTCCAGTATAACTTGGTGGCACCAGCGATATGAACATCTGATCAATGTCGCCGGCATAGACCGGGTCGGCCTCACCGGGCAGCAGGAAGCCCCCCTCAAGTTCGCTGAATTTCAATGTAATCTGCGCGTCTTCGGGCGTTCCGGTCGCATAGTTCCAAAGTCGCACATACCAACTTTTGGCCTGACCCGATGCATCGCGCCCGGAAATTGTCAGCGTCGGGCCGTTGATCGCATCCAGCGGCATGATGCCTTGCGAACGCCAGCGGAACGTAACCATCAGCCGCCGGTAATCGCGGTTAGTCTCGTAGGCGAGCAGCGGATGGTCCCATCTGTCTTCGCTCTCCCAGATCAGCCCCGCCAGATTATCGCTTTTGTAGAAAACCGCATCGGCACGGAGCGATTCCGGACCGGTGGTCACCACCGAGGCCATCATCGGGCGCGGGAAATTCACCGTCCAAAACCGCGGGTCGAACCGCAATACCGGCACCGACTTTTGTGCGCGTCGTTTTTCGCAGAGCCAATATGCCATGTTTCAATCTCTCGCTAAAGCTTGCCTCACCGCGCGCGCCACATGGCGCGACGAGCGCTGCAACGCATCGGGCGCGCTTCCCCGACCATTGTCGGAGACATTGATCGTCAGGCGAATGTTGGCGGGCGCGCTACCCATCACTCCCGTTTCGACACGGCCTGCAGAAGTGGGCACAAAAAGTTCCGGCCCACGCTCGCCAACGCGATAGGCGCGGCCCGGAGAAACCGGCCCGCCTGTCGCCCGACCGGGCGCGCCAAGCACGCTACCCAAAATGGAACCCAGTGAACTTAGCAAACCGCCCGGTCCGCCCGAGCCACCGCCCAGACTTTCCAGTCCGGAGCGAACGGAGGCTGCCGCAATTTCGGACAGCACCGACAGTGCTACCCTGCGCAATTCTTCGAAGCCAAATTTTCCGCGGTGGATTGCACCCGTAAGGCCGCGCTCAAGGGCCGACCCGGCACGCTCCAATCCTGCCGCGAAAGGCCCGTCGAGCTCGGCGCGCATTGTCGCAACGTCACCTGCAAATGCGCGCGTGTCGGCACGGACCGAGACGATCAGCCTTTCGATTTCCTCATCCATCCGGGAATAACTCCATTAGTGTTTGAAGGTCGCTCGCGCCGGGTGGAACTTCGGCCTGCCCCTCGACCGCGTTCAGCACGCAGGCCAGTTCAGCAGGCGTTGCGTTCCAGAACTCCGCCGGTCGCCAACCAAGCAAGACCGCGCATTGACCGCACAGTTGAATGATTGCTGCGGTCATTGATTTTTCATAAACTTCCTTATCCCGTTCGCGTCGAGCCTTGTCGAGACGCCCATCAGTTCTGCACGGCGTCTCGACAAGGCTCGACGCGAACGGAGTAGAAGGATCGGACACATTCACCATCACCGCCCAGCCAGAATCTGCCCGAGCAGGATTTTGAGCGCAGGCGTTGCCTCCGCCAGACCAGCTTCTGCAATAGCCTCGCTAAAGTCGTCGCGCGTCAAATCAGGCGCGGCTTCATTGCGGCAGTGCCAGAAAAGCGTCACCATTTCCGATAACTTCAGCCGCCCATCAGCCGCGCGCTCGACCACCGCAAATAGGGACCCAAGCTCCTCCTCTACAGCCACCAATGCTGCAAAAGTGGGCCGCAGCATAAGTGCAGCATTTTTGACACGGATCGTAGCCTCACCGCGCGCAGCAATCGCAGGTCCGGTCATAGCGATGTTACCTGACCTGAGCTTTCCAGCGCGAGCGTATATGAACGCTCGCCGTTGAAATCCCCTGCATAATCGAGCCGCGCCACAAGGAACTTGCCGCGCAGTCGCTCGCCGCTTTCAAAGCTCAATTCATAATCATCGAGCAGCCCCGAAAGCGCATTATTCTTGATCCGCGTTTCGGCAGTCGAGCCGATAAATACACCTGCCCCCGATACCGAAACCGACCGCACTCCCGCGCCCGACAGCAGCTCGCGCCACGAGCCACTTCCCTTGTTGGTAATCACGACTGCATCGCCATTGATTGACAATTGCGTCGTCCGCAGTCCCGCGACCGTTGAATACACTGGCGTCACTGCGCCGTCGCCGACCTTCAACAGGAAGGCGCTTCCCTTTTCTGCAGCCATGGATATGCTCTCCTTAATTGGACGACTCACCGGGAGAGGAGATCGCCTTGTTGATGATGATATTGGCCGCAGCGACGGCCGCGATAACGCCGCAGCAAAAGGCGGAACCGCCGTCCTGCCGGGGTGGGATTATTCTGGTGTCGAAAACGGTTGAGCCGCAGTCCGCGCGTCAAGAGCAAGGGCTGCTCCCGCAAAGCAAAGCGGATGCAAAAGGCCCAGCTATTTTGATGCCCGCATGCAAGCAGGATCAGCCACGGAAAAAAGATTATCCAATGGCCTGAATATTATTGGACGAGCATCCTTACACGATACTCAACCATCCCCGCCCACGGCCCAGCCGCATCCCGCAATACCATTGACCGCAGGAATACCAGACTGGCAATCCGCCATCCCGGCAAGTCACGTGGCATCGCAACGATGGCATCTTCGACATGTGTTATGACGCTCGACAGCCGGGAAGCTTCTTCATTATTATCCCAAACAGTAAGCGCCAGCCGGATTTCCCGGCCCACCTCGGTCTTCGTACTCCAGTCGCTTGTGATGGCGTCGGCAATCGACACGTAAGGAAATGCGGCACGTGGCGGCGGTCCGTCGTAAATACCAGCGAGTTCAATCGCCAATACCGGATGTGCTTCGAGCACCGATACCGCAGCCGCCTGCAGGATTTGCATGGCATCGCTCATCGTCCAAAACTCCTTAGATTGGGGTCGGTTAGTAAGCGACGGCGGAGGCGCTTGCCGGTGAGAATTACCGCGCCGGCTGTAGCTTCAACGGTGACGCCGAGCGGGGGCGGAGTCTGGGCCAAGCGATCGATTTGACGTTCGACTACAGTGGTGGCGCGGCGCTCGGCAGCAGCGCTTATTCTTTCAAGCATAGAAGACTACCTAATCTCTTCACAAGTTAGCAGCATCTGCGCGGGCTCTCGTGGGTCGCTCAGCAATCCGCGCACCGCTAGATATTTCCCACGCCAGGTCAGCCGCGTCCTCAGCCCAACGCCTTCGCGCTTGCGGATCGTCACCTGCCAGCGCGGCATTGCCGATAGTGCATCGGCTCGCGTCACATCGGCTGGCATCAGCGGCATCAATGCCGCCCATGCCACACCGTCATAGCTGTATTTCCCCGTCGCCCCGCCGCGCGCATCCCGCACCTCCAGACGTGTTTCAAGGACCACCCGCTCGCGCAGGGTGCCTGCAAATTCGCTCATTCGATTTCTCCGTTGTCAGGAAAGCCGCATCCGCCGCCACGGCAGCAGCAAGGCCAAAGCCGCAGCGGGTGGAGCACCAGCATCGGGCGCATCGCGGTGGGTATGGAAATGTGCGGTCAGCCGGAGCAGCCCAAGCCGCAACGCTTCGGGCAGGCTCGCCCAGTCCGCCGCCAGCCCCGCGACGCAGACGATCTCGGCACGCCCGGCGCTACCCTGCTGCAATATCCTGACATAAGCCTCACCGCGTGAGCCGATCTTGGCTTCCCAAGCATCCGGCGCCAACGCGAAGCTTGCGCCTTCAGCCGGGATACCGGTGACGCCGCTGACCGATTGCACAGGCGCTGCCTGCAATATCTGCCAGCCAGTCGAAGCGCTGATAATCTCACGCGCCGACCGGCGGATGAGAATAGCCCGCGTAAAATTCTCGGCATGGCCGATGGCCGCGAGCAGGGCGGAAGACAATGACGGGTCGTCTTCTCCATTTTCGACACGCAAATAGGCTCGCGCCTCGTCCAGCATGATGCTGTCGAGGCCGAGCGGATCGAGGCTCAGCATTTTAGTTTTCCTTTTTAGATTACCCGCCGACCCATCGCGGTCAGGTTCGCCTTCATCGTCACTGCGGACGCGGCGATCTCGCTACGAAATTGCAATTGGACGCTCCCACCCGTTGCCCCCACCGCGACGATAAAGCGCGCGCTTAAGGGGATATTGGTGTTTGCAGCACGCACACCGGTGGTTGCTCCGGTGGTGGCGCTGTCGGCAATTTGCTCGGTTGCGCCAACGGTAGTGGCCGAAATATTTGCCAGAGCCTGTCCGATTACCGATCCTGAAGGAACATCGAGCGCCAGCGCGATCCCGGTAGTCGTCGCGGCGGACTGAAAAGCGCCGACAACGTCGACAAGATATGTCGTATTGGCAGCAGCGGTGAATGACAGCCCCGTTGCCGCAGCCAATGTCACTGTGCTGTTGGCAACATCAGCGCCCAGTTTCTGCCAGGTCCACGGATCGCTACCACCCCCCTCACCTTCTTTGGCAAGCGGAGAATGCGCGTTGGCGGCGGTCCCAACGGTCAGCCGCGCCTCATCGGTTACAAGATAGACCTCGCCCGTCCGCAGACCGTTGGCCGTCGCTGCCGCGTCAATCTGTGCCCGCGTGCCGCGTTTGTGCGCGAGGCTGGGCATCAGAAAGTCCCGCAGTCCACATCGCCAACGGCTAGGGTAACAAAGGCGTTGCCTGCGTCCTTGGTCCACGCCATTGAATTGTTAACGCGAATAACCCCATCGGTTCCATTTGTACCCCAGATATAACCGGAAGTGCCTCCCGCTGCCACCGCAGCTTTCTCATCCAGATCCGACGCCGGAATGTTGAGTGCCGTCTTGAAGGCGTTAACTGTGATCTTGCCTTCCTTCTGCCCCGCTGCCGAAGCATCGTGCAAAATTAGAAAATCGGCGGCACCATCGACCGCCGCGATGGTGGCAAGATCATCGATCGGCGGAACAACGGGCAACTTTGTTGCGGCACCGGTAGCAACATGCAGCGTTCCGCGATCAGTGGTAAAATGCGCCTCGCCTGCCAGCATCGATGCCGATGGCAAATTGGCCTTCAGGCCGCGCTTGAGTTGAATTCTGGGCATAAAATTATCCTCAGTTAAATGTGCCGCCGTCGATGATATCTGCGATTGGTCCCTCAGGCCCGACAGGCCCCTGGACCCCCGGCGGGCCGATAAGTGTCGGAATAGCGTCGGGTGTTGATGCCGCTGCAACCGCCGCGATCCCGCCATCGGGACCGCGCCAGCGCAGTGTGATCAGCGGATCGGGTTGCCGCCATTGCAGCAGCATCGTCACGCCGACACGCTTTCGCGCACCGAAATGGCGACGCTTTCGGTGATGACGATACCGCCAGCTACGGACAGCTTTGCGTCGGCAAGATAGTTACCTGCAACCAAGGCCGCCGAACTTGCCGCATCCACAATAAGGTTCCATCCCGGCGGGATGTCGCCCTGCGCCGCTCTCGGACTGATCGCGAAGGCGGCGGCTACCGGCGTCCCAGCGCTCACGCTGGTTCGCCCGGGTGCCACCATTTTCATGCCCGCGCTGATTTCCGTCACCGATAAGGGATCACCGGTCACAGCATCGAGCGCGAGCAAAATCGTCTCGCCACGTTGGAAGATATATTGGGTCATTTCGGTTGGCCTTCATATCGTTGCCCCCCACGAAACCGTCACCCTGAACTTGTTTCAGGGTCCATCGCGCCGCACAACCGGCGGCTTAGGTTGATAGATGGATGCTGAAACAAGTTCAGCATGACGGCGTGTGTTGGTGGCGTTGTCAGCTTTTACGCCGCAGCAAACTTCATCAATTTGATCGCTTCCGAATTGGTCACAGCCCCGCCCAGACGCTTGGTCGCGTAGAAATGGACATAGGGCTTGTTCGAATAGGGATCGCGCAGGATATTGGTCTCGGTCCGCTCGGCAATCAGATAACCCGCCTTGAAATTACCGAACGCAATCGACAGGCTGTTTGCGGCAATATCGGGCATGTCCTCGGCCTCGACCACCGGATAGCCAAGCAGCGTATCGGGCTGCCCCGCTGCCATCCCTGCTTGCCAGATAAACGCGCCGTCCGCGGTCTTGAACTTGCGGATGGTGGCGAGCGTCGAGGCGTTCATCACCCAGCTCGCGCCTTGGCGATATGGTGCGCGCAGGGCATGAACCAGCTCCACCAATTTGTCCTGCGGATTGGTTGCAACAAAGCCACCCGCCGCACCCGCCGCGATATATTGCAACGTGCCAAAGGGCCGCGTGGCGTCGCTGGTCGTCGCAGTCGGCGCGGTCAAAAAGCCCCTGGGTTTGTTGGTGCCGTTGCCGTTGACGAACGCCGCGCCCTCGGCCTTGGCAAATTCGGTGGCAATCTCGCTCGCCAGCCAGCCTTCGACATCGAACGCAGCGTCATCGAGCATCGCCTGCGTCGCTGCCGGATTGGCATAAAGTTCGCCAAAGCTCGGTACGATTTCATTGAAGGTAGGGGTCGCCGTTTCCGGCCGCGTCGCGGTCTCCGAGGCCCAGCCGGAAGTCACGCCATTTTGCGTTACCAGCTTGCGATAGCCTGCCGAACCTACCCGCACGACATTGGCAATCGCGCGGATCGGCGAGATGCCCTTCAGCGTTGCATCGATAATCTCGTCGATTTCCTTCGGCACTGCATAACCGCCATCCGCCGCCACAGCGCCGGAAAAGCTCTTCAACTCGACCTCGGACCCACGCCGCAGATAGCCGTTTACAAACGCAGCCTTTGCCGGATCAGCAATGCGCGTACCCGACAGCACGGGCCGGGTCACGGAAACGGCCGGCACCGCCTCTTCAAACGCCGCGTCGAGCGGGTCAGCTTTGGTTTCATAATCCATTTCATTCTCCTTGGTTTGACTCAATGGCCAGCACCCGCGCAAGCGGCTGCATGGGATGCGTGACGACGCTCACTTCGATGAGGTCGAGGTCAGTAAGTTCACGATATGTTCTTTTATCCATCTTGCGGATTCTGTACCCAAATGAGAGCCCTGCGCCCGCCTGAACCGGAGCGTCCTCATCGTCGATCTGCGCAATCACGCGTAGTCCGCGGTCGTCCTCGCTCAGACTCTCGACAAAACCGATGCGACGGCTGGTGTCATGCTGCCAAAGCAATGGCAGCCCGGCCTTGGCAGCGCGCGCAAACGCCCCCTTGCGCACGATGTCCCCGCCCTTGTCCGGCGCATCAAAAATGGCGGCGTAGCCAGCCAACCTCATTGACTTACCAAACCCGGCAGTCCGAGCTTAACCGCCAGCCCGATGAGCAACAGCGCGAGCACCATTCGCACCACCCAGCCAATCGCCGCTTTGCGCGCCGACCGTTTGGCATCGCGCCAGGCTGAGAGCAGCTCGCGCAGTTCACTCATGTCTTTGGCGGCGTTGGGGTCATCGAGTCCCAGCCGCGCCAGCGCACGGCGCGCGCCCGTCTCCGAAGCGCGTTCGAGCAGCGCCTGCATGTTCTGTTCAGGCATCACAAACTCCTATGTGTATTTTTCATAAATTTTAGCGTATCCCCCGCGCATGGGCCGGTGGATTTTCATAACAATATGCATATTGCTGCTGGTTGCCGGGACCTATTGGTTCCTGCAAAAAACCGGCATTGAGCATTGCCAGAAAATCGGCAAAAGCTGGGACTATGCCGGCTGGAAGTGCAATACGGGCTAGGTGAAGGTTTCCAACTTACTCGTCGGGAAAATCGTCCAAGGTTAACGTTCGAAAATTTCCGTCGGGTTCGGGATATATGACCGGCTTATCACCATAACGTTCGAGCAATGCGCGTTCGCGGCGTTCAAAACTTGATTCATCCGGATTTAAATGATCGGGATACGCAAAGCTGACGTCGAATTGTCCGTCCTTCACTTCGTAGTGAAGGACAGCCCATTTCTTGTCGGCTTCTGCAAACTCCCACATTTCTCGCAGTTTGTCGAATAGATCGTCATCTGGATCATAGTAAACAACTCGCTCGCCTTCATCTCGGAAAATACCGGCTTCGTATGAGCCTTCATCAGCTTCGGCATAGAGATATGTCCCGTCTGGATGCTCGCCGATGATGTCCGCCAAATGCTGGCCAACCGCGTTAAGCATATCGCCCAATTGCTCGTAACGGTCCATTCTATTTCTCCCCTTTGATATTGGGTATTATTTTGCGAACTGTCTTACCGTTTATCGTATATTTAACATGCAAGGAATGCGGCCGCACAGAGTCACCTTTGTATTTTGGAACAATATCAACGTCCACTTCTTGATTGCGTTTCAGCGCCTTTTTCCAAATAAGCTCGAGCTTTCGATACTGGCTGCGGTTCACTTTGGCATCCTGCGCAAAATGGTTAGCGGGAATTTCCGGGCCGCCGAATTCACGCGCGATAAAATGCCCTCCATGGTCTGACGGCTGCCTGTCAGGTTTTCCAGCATTTGTCTGTGCGCTTCTGGAACGACGCTGATTTGGCTCTAAACGTAACTTTCCTGCAGCTCCTACGGTACGGACCCCAACATCGACGCCGAAATTGTATCCGCTAGCCGATACTGTATTAGCAGCAACCGGCTTTGCTACTGTCGCCAACGCAGCCCCAGCGACGGCAGCAACTTCCAAAGCCCCGGTGTCGGGTTTTGGCGGCGGCGCCCCGATTGGTTTGCTCGTTTCGGGAGTATTTGTCGGCGGCAACTCGGGCGGCTCGGTTTTCCGAACTTTTTTTGGAAAGGGCTTTAGCGGAGCTTTGACAGTCGGTTGCTTTACTATGGTTTTTGGCAGCGGCGTAACAATGACCCGTTTCTTTGGCTTGGGCGTTGTACTTGGATTTTTTGGCTGGGGCTTGCCCCAAGAGCCGCTTGCGCCGCCCCCACCGAAGCTGCCGCCACTGGCTGCAAAGCGTTGGCCTTGTCCCTCGAATGCAAACTGCCCGTTTTGCGTATCGTGCCAAGGGTTAAACTTGAATTCTGCAGCACCTGCTTCGTTTTCAGTACTATCTTGTAAATCTGCTTCGGCTGCGCTCTGCGGTTCAAGCCCAACCGCCGCCCTTTTCTCTTCCATCGTCAAGAAGTCGGCAGCAGTCACCTGTGCCCATAACCGCTCGCGGTCTTCCGCCAGCGCGGCAACAGCGTTCAAATCGACGCCCAGCACCAGCCCGTCAAACCAGGGCCTTAGCCCTTCACCCAACGCGTCGAAAATCTTGCGCGCCAGTGGCAATATTCCCTGGCTCCACAGCGCGCGGTTCGCCTCGCGGTAATTGGCATAGGTCGCGTCACCGGGCAGCCCAAGCAGCACCGGCGGCACGCCAAAGGCCAGCGCAATCTCGCGCGCGGCGGCTTCCTTCAGTCCGGCGAAATCCATCTCCGCCGGGGTCAGCGCCATTGCCTGCCACTTAAGCCCGCCTTCAAGCAGCATCGGCCGCCCGGCATTGCCCGCACCCTGAAAACTTGCGGCCAGTTCTTCCTTGAGCCGTGTATATTGGTCGCCTGAAAGCGTACCCGCATCCCCTGCCTCGTACACCAGCGCACCCGACGGCCGCGCTGCATTGTCGAGCAGAGCCTTGTTCCATTTCGTCGCCGCATTGTGGATCGCGACCGCGCCCGACGCCGCACCCAGACAGCCCAAGCCATAATGGTCATCGAGCGGGTGCATCGCGCGGACATGGATGATGCAATCGGCGGGCAACCTGCTCGCGGCCTCGCCCGCCTTATAAACATAGGCCACAGGCCAGCCGCGCATATCGGCCTCGACCGAAACCCGCTCTGGCCGCAGCGCGAACAGCTCTGCCGGGCGTCCGTCGATGCCCGGCAATATCTCGACATAGGCATTGCCGTGGAGCAACAGATGCGCCGCAACCGTCTCGATCAGCGCCTGACCGCCCGATGTCGCTCTGACCAAAGCCAGCGCGGTATCGTCGTTCGACGTGAGCGGCGCCGACGCCAGCCCCTCGACCACCAGCCGAACTGCACGCTGTGCAATCGCGTTGACAAGATAGCCCTCACGCAACTGCTGCTCATAAGAGCGCGGCCATTCGCCAAGGCTCGCCTGACCATATGACCGAATGGCCGAGAGACGATCCTGCTGCACACGCGCTTTGGCCGGACGCAGCAAGCCGCGCCCGGTTGATTTCCAACCGAAGATATTCATTTTCTTTCCTTTAATTCGGAAACTTAAAGCAAACTGACCCGCGGCACCCGTGCCGCCTTGCCCAGCATCAACTCCGTCATCGCCCAGACCAGCGCATCCGCTCGGTCCGGCGAGCGCCCCGGGCCTTCATAGCCGCCGCCAACCACAAGCCCGCACATCTGGTCCTCCAGCTCGGGAAACGCTCCGACGTGAAAGGCGCGCGCCGCCTCGTAGAGCGCCGCCACCGGCTCGGCCCTTGCCGACTTGCCCCGGCTGGCGTGCACGCGCTTGACCGGCATCGCCAGATCAGCCGCGCGCAGCGTGCTTTCAACCATATTGCCGCCCTGATTGTCCTCGGCAACCACGCGGTCGGCGTTCCAGGCTTCGACGGCGCCCGCCACCGCCCGCGCCCAGCCTTCGGGCGATGCGCCTTTGACCGTGTGGTCACCGAGCACATAGGACTTACCGTCACAGCCCAGCCCCACGGCAACAATCCCGCAGGCATCGCCATTTGCCGATATCGGCGGGTCAACGCCGATCACGATGCGTTTCATATCCGGCACTGATGGTATCCGCTGCCGTTCGATCAAATCGCGGCTCCATAAAGCGCCCTCGACATCCTCAATCAGTTCGCCGTCGAGTTCCTGCCGACCCCATCTGGTGCCTTCGTACATTGCCTTCACCGCCGCCAGATAATCGGGCGGCAGGTTCATCTGGTTATCGGCAGTCCTGCCTTTGGTTACAAAAACCCCGCCTTCTCCAACCAGCCGCCGCACCAAGGGCACCGGGCGCGGTGTTGTGGTTGCCATCACTTTTGGCGCAGCGCCCAACCGAAGCCCGAGCATCAGATTGTCCCACGCCGCGATACCGCAGGGCCATTTGGCTATCTCGTCGGCCCAGGCAAAATCATGCTGTGGACCACGCAAGCTTTCAGGTTCCGCCGCCGAATAGAGCGTGGCGACCGCCCCGTTCGTCCATGTCAGCCGGCGCAGGCTCGGTTCCCAATGCGGCCGCTCAGCAAAGGGCAGCGACAACAGCCCGCTTTCGCCTTCCACCATCACCTGCCGCGCCTCGTTTAGTGTCGCGCTGACCAGCGCAAAACGCGCGCCGGGATGCGTCGCGGCAAGCCCGCTGACCCATTCGGCACCCATCCGCGTCTTGCCATAGCCGCGCCCCGCCATCACCAGCCAGGCGCGCCAGTCCGCATCTGGTTCCTTCTGATCGCTGCGCTGCCAGAATCTCCATTTTTCCGTACCCGCAAACTTCGCCCTGCCCCAGCTGGTGATGTTCGCCACCATCCGGTCATGCGGCATGGCGAGCAGGCGCTGCGCGTTCATCTCAGCCATTGGCGTTTCCGTCTGGCGCGTTCGTGCCGCCATCGAGCGGCAACCCGGCCCGATCCCGCATCTGCGTCAATTTCAGGATTAGCTGCGCCTTCAATGTCGGAAGGTCAAAACTGTTCGTACGGGCGGCAACCGGGGTCGCGTTACCCTTTACCGTGCCGCGATGCGCGCTGAGCAGGCCAAGCTGCAACCGTTGCTTTTGCGCCTTGGCTTTCAGCATGCCGTCTGTTGTGCTGCTGCTGGCGCGCTTTAGCGCGTCGGCCAGCAAGTCAGTTTCCAGCCGGACATAGCCTTCGGTCAGCGCCTCGGCCCATTCACCTCGAAACTCCGGCAGACGGCGGCGCTCCGCATATACTGCATCGCTGTTCACCCCAGCCTTGCGTGCCGACGCTGCGACATTGGCCGTCTGTGCCAGATGGTCGAGAAAGCGCTTGCGCGCCGGGGCGTTGAGCCTCGCATTTCCTGACGGCGATGCCTTTGGCTTCGTCATGCCCAATCTCCTTTCTCTCAAAACAAAAGGGCCGGAGATTTCTCTCCAGCCCCGTGTGGCTGACCGCAGCGGCAGCATCACTGCCTGCTTGCGAATCACTATTTTCGACTATGCCTAACTCTACCCAAGGAGAGTGACGCTGTCAACAATTTTTACCGATATGGTTATATCTTTATATATTCTATAACCTCAATCGTCATCATCGTCGTCATAGCGGTCTGACCGGCGGCGACTTTCATTGCGGTCATCGTCATCATCGTCGCGGGAATAGCGGCGTCGGTCGTCATACCGGCGATAGTCATCATCGTTTCGGCTGACCTTGCGATAGCGCTTGCCGTCGCGATAGTCCCATCCATCATCATCGCGATAGGTCCGGCGCGAAACGCTGCGCTGACAATATCCGTCCTCGCAATAGCTATCAACGACGCGATCGCGCACGACACCATTATTGGACGAGCTGTTGCTGCTTGTGTTGGAAGACTGACTGCCGGCCTGCGCCGACGCCGTAAAGATTAGAGCCGCACCAGCAGCGGCGATAGACATGATTTGAAGAGATCTACGCAT